CCTATTCACGCATATTTCTTAAATGGAATACTAATTTTTATAGACAATCCGCATCAGAGTTTATGGAAGCACCAATTAATGCTCCATTTATCATCATTGGTGTTACCGCAGAAGGAATTGTCAACCCAGTAGCGACTCCAGCAGGTGCAATGATGCCTCACGAGTTACAAGCTAACCTATTACATAACCTTATTGAAGGTACATCACCATCCATCCCGACATGGAATGTCACAGTAGAGCTGGGAGCTGCAGTTTTGGCTCTACTGCTGATTTTATTAGCTTCAAGAAGCGTTTATTTTTCACTACCTATGATAATTATCGTAATCGGTGGCTCTATTTACGGAGTCCTGGCAGCTTATAAATCTTCTTACTTGATTGACCTTAGCGGTGTCGTAATTATCTCCATTTTGTTTTGGAGTATTGTAACTTTCAAGAGTTTCATTACAGAGTATTTGCAGAAACTTCGAATCAAACAACAATTTGGGACGTATGTTAGCCCCGACCTTGTCAAAAAATTACAGGAAGACCCATCATTACTGAGATTGGGTGGGTCGACGAAACAACTAACTTTTCTTTTTTCGGATATCCGAGGATTTACACCGATTTCAGAAAAATATCAAAAAAATCCACAAGGACTTACGAATCTGATTAATCGTTTTCTTGACAATCAGACTAAGATAATTCTCAAGCATGGTGGTACAATAGATAAATACATGGGAGACTGCATTATGGCTTTCTGGGGAGCTCCAATCGAAGATATATGGCATAGAGAGAACGCAATAAAAGCCGCACTCGAGATGAGAGAAGCTCTAGCAGAACTAAATAAACAACTTGAAGAAGAAGGACTTGACCAAATTCATACAGGAGCTGGAATTAATACAGGACTATGTGTTGTAGGTAACTTTGGTTCTAGTACTCGTTTTGATTATAGTGTTCTTGGAGATTCTGTAAATCTTGCAGCGAGACTAGAATCCTCTTGTAAAGAATATGACGTAGACTTAATTATATCTGAGCACAGTAAAGGTAGTGAAAATGATTACGAGTTTCTTGACGAAGTCACTGTCAAAGGCAAGTCGGAACCAGTTAAAATCTATACCATACGAAAATAGTACTTGACAAGAAGTTGATATTTTGATATAATTTTCACTATAGATGTGGATATTTCCACAAGAAATTTAAGGGGATATATGGATTCAGTAGAACAAGTAGCGTCAGAATTAGCAAAACATGAAGCTATTTGTGCTGAGCGTTGGAAAACAATATTTAACAAGATTGAAGATATCGAAAATGATAGTGCGACAAGATTTAATAGAATCGATAGTCAGACAGGCAGAATCGAGACAATCTTAATAGGTTTCACAGGTTTCTTACTTGTGACCTTATCAGGCATAGTGGTTACTATGATCACAATGCACTAGGAATAATTATGGAAATGAAATACGAAAAGAAAGATTTAACAAAATCACCTAAAGCCAAAGGTAATAAACTACCTGAAGGATGGGAATTGAATTGTGTAAGAGGAGTTTGGAAACTTAGAGATTCCAAAGGAGTCTTACTTATGTTTGCTACTGAAGAACTAGCAATGGAACATGTCAATGGCGAAGAATAAAACAAGCAAGATGGAAGAAGCTTTGGCTAAAGCAGTCGAAAGCTTTGAAGATAATACAGGAGAAGTCGTAACAGAAGAAGTACCTGCAATGGCAAGTAGAATCAAAAGATTACTAGCCCGCAAAAAGAACTTGCAAAGACAAAGAAAGAATTTTTTACCCAAAACTTTGAAGTGAAGAAAAAGCTTCCTCACGCAGAAAGAATAAAAATCTGCGAGAGATGTCCAGAATATGAAAAACGCTGGAGAAACTGCAAAGTGTGTAAATGTTTTATGCCCCTCAAAACTAAAATTAGATGGGCTGAGTGTCCACTCGGTAAATGGACTTAAACTGGAGGTGATTCTCAGAGTTTTTGAAGAGTAGGTGACCTAATACTAAGCGTAAATGCATGAATAAATTTCATGACACGGAAATAACTCATAGGTCCCGACTCTTCCCCTTTTGGGATATTATTATGGAAAAATTACAAATTATTATGGGATGGCACAGAGACTGGATAGTAGGCTGGCAAGAGAAACTTGGGCTAGATGACTATACAATGATGTGGATATCTTTTGGAGAAGGAGTATTACTTACTTCTATATTTATATGGTTAATATGATTAAAAAATTATGGAATATACTTACTGGCAAAGACCTAAATGGGGACGGCAAAGTAGATATAAAAGATAAAATAATAAGTGCAGAAAGAAAAGCTGCAAAGGAAGTCTACAAGGTCAATATAAATAACAATGAATAGAACAATGGCAGAAGCAAAAGCTCACTACGCCGCCTCTTTAGGGCATGGCGTACATTTTGTATCAGAAACTACAATAAAACAGAGATTTCCTGATTTATCGGGAACTCCTACCTCTAGTTTCATAATGTACTGCAATGAATCCACAATAACAGTAGATGCCAGCAATGAATCGTTCGCCTGGATTGGCGAAGGTACATATGCAGGAATCAATGGCAACGCTATATATGGGGAAAACTCATATGTAAATACCGTAGTCACTAAAAATTTAACAGAAGCAAGAAAATTTAACAATACTAGTGGAGCCTTCGGAGGCTTGTTTATTTGTACGAAAGATACCAATATGTTATACAGAATGGTATCTAATGGCACAACCGTAACCGCAGTTAGAATGATGGGATTTGACGAACAAAGGTCAAATTGCCTACCGTGGTTCAATGGGACTTTACTCACAGGCACAGAATTAGTCTGGGTGTAAGCCAAGTGTCCGAAAGGACAAATAGGGGAAAGATATGTTAGATCTTCTAGTGTGGATTACTAAATTTTTATCAGTAATTCCAACAATCGTATTGGGAGCATCGTTAATTGCTGCCTTAACACCTACACCAGTAGATGACGGTTGGTTAAAAAAGATTTACAAAGTTATCGATTGGTGTGCGTTAAACGTAGGCCGTGCGAAGGACAAGTAAACTATCACAATGAGCCCCGTAGAGGGGCTTGTTTTCACCTTTAAGGAGGCCTATGGATTTGTACGAAAAGTTCGAGTTACCAAGTCAAATGCAGAAGATTGAGAGATCTGTAGCAATATTGATTATGCAACATAGGGCAAGACTAGAGAAATTACACAAGTTGAAAGATTACACAACTATGAAAAAATGTAACTTTCGAGAAAAACAATTAGATAAATTGTTAAACAGAGGATAAAATCATGAAAATGAGACTATTAGGAGCAGAAGCAGCTTGCGGTACTTCCGTAGGGGCAGCCTCCACATTTTTAAATTCTAATTACGTTAGGATTTTCAACAATACCGCTACAGTTCAAGTCGTGACAATAGCAAACTCAGCAGACGTTACTTTAGGAACTATTAAAGTTGCTGCCTATGGTAGTGAAATATTGTATAAAGAAACAAGCGATCAAATCTTTGCCGCAGTAGCTACTGTATTTGGTACACCAGTATTCGTAGACTAATGGCAACTAAAGACCCCAGGTTAAAAAGGGCTGGAGTTAGTGGTTTTAATAAACCTAAAAGAACACCTGGACACAAAACTAAGTCACATATAGTTGTAGCTAAAGTTGGAAGTCAAATCAAGACTATTCGATTCGGACAGAAAGGAGCAAGTACAGCAGGCAAACCAAAAGCTGGAGAATCTGCTAGAATGAAAGCAAAAAGAAAAAGTTTTAAAGCAAGACACGCAAAGAACATAGCGCGTGGTAAAATGTCCGCCGCATATTGGGCCGACAAAGTTAAATGGTAAGGAGACTATAATGCCGAAAGGAAAAGGAACATATGGGTCAGCAGTAGGACGCCCTAAAAAGAAAAAGCCTATGAAGAAACCAGGAAAGAAAAAGTCTGGTGGTAAATTAACAGCAGCACAGAAGAAGTTGCCTAAAGCACTTCAAATGGCTATAAAGAAAAAGAAGTAATGCCTAGAAAAACTACGACTAAAAAGAAAAAGTCAACAGTAAATTCAGCAGGAAACTACACTAAACCCACTATGCGTAAAAATCTTTTTAACAGAATAAAAGCTGGTGGGAAAGGTGGAGCACCAGGACAATGGTCTGCCAGAAAAGCCCAAATGTTAGCTTCAGCTTATAAGAAGGCTGGAGGAGGCTACAGAAAGTAATGGATCCAGTGAGCGCATGGGATAACCTATCATATATTGATGGTATACTATTTTCAGTTTGGTTAGGATTACTTTATTGGGGCAAAGGCTGGATAGATAATTATTGGAGAAACAAATGAGAATGAGCAATCTAGTGTTTGGAGAACAAGTAACTGACGTAGTACTTGGACAAAAGAAAAACAATTTAAAGATAAAAACTAAAGATAATGTTTTATCAAAAGAAGAATGTCAGAAGATAATAAATAGTTTTCACACTTGGGAAAGAGATAAAATAATTAATGATCTCTCTATACCAGAAAAAACTTTTACTAAAGAACAGCTAGATGCTAATACTGAAATTGACCCAGAAGGCTATAAAGTAAGAAAAGTATCTCAATCTGCAACTGACTATATCAAAGAATGGGAAGGACTTCCTGTTTATAGATGTAAAGTTATGAAGTATGAAGAAGGAGATTTTGTCGCAGAACACAGAGATAGTCAATGGATGTGTCAAAGTAATTACTGGGAACCAAATACTAATAAAGTTGCAAAAGATCTAATGATAATACCACTAAACGATGACTATGAAGGTGGAGAGTTTACTATAAACGGTAGAGAGATACAGCAAAAAGTAGGATCGGTTATTCAAATGCCACAATCTGGTGTTGCTGGAGCTAGACCTCGTCCAAAGCATGGAGTAAAAAAAGTAACAAAAGGTACTAGATACTCTATGGTATTCTGGAACTTTGAATAATGGCTTTAAAGAAATCTCAAAAGTCCCTAAAAAAGTGGACAAAACAAAAGTGGAGAACAGCAAGTGGTAAGAAGTCATCTAAGACTGGAGAAGTCTATGCACCTTCTAAAACTATTGCTAAATTAAAATCCACTAAAGCAGGTAAGAAAAAACTTGCAGCTGCTAATAGAAAAAAGAGAGCAGCTACTAAAAAAGGAAAACAACATGCCTCTCACGGGCTACACAAAGGAAAGAAAAGATAATGGTAAGTGGACAAAAACTCTGGCTAGATGAAGGAATAGTACATGGTACTAAATTCATGAAACAACTAATGAATACAGAGAAGACTAGAAGTTTAAGTCCTGCAGAAGAAAATCTAAAGAATCTTTCCGCTGCTTATGTATACTTATATAACAAGGCTCTCGTTCTAGGACTACTAGAAGATGATGAAGAAAATTTATTTGACGACGAGATATTACATTGATACAAGTAAGCAGAACTGATATCGTATCAGATAGTCTGATGAAATTCGATGAACGTCGTTTCATCAAACTACCAATCGACGGCTATATGGATTTGTTAGGAATAACTCCTAATACTTCTCAACACGCCATCATAAATGCAATCAACAACCCAAAATATCGTTTCGTTACTGCCGCCGTTTCTAGGAGGCAGGGCAAAACTTATATTGCAAATATTATAGGACAATTAATAACTTTAGTTCCAGGAGCTAATGTGTTACTTATGTCACCCAACTACTCACTATCCCAAATTTCTTTTGAATTACAAAGAAGTTTGATTAAGCACTTTGACTTGGAGGTCACTAGAGACAATGCAAAAGATAAAGTTATTGAACTTACAAATGGTTCTACAATCCGTATGGGTTCTGTTAACCAAGTGGACTCGGTCGTGGGTAGATCTTACGATCTCATCATATTCGACGAGGCCGCTCTCGTTGACGGGAGGGATGCTTTCAATGTTGCGCTCAGGCCCACACTAGATAAAGAAAACTCAAAAGCAATCTTTATATCTACTCCAAGGGGCAGAAATAATTGGTTTGCAGAGTTCTGGCATAGAGGATTCTCAGATGAGTTTCCAGAATGGTTCTCTATCAAAGCTACCTACCATGAAAATCCTAGAATTTCCGAACAAGATATTCAAGAAGCAAAGAAAACTATGTCTGAATCTGAATTTAATCAGGAATACATGGCAGACTTTAATGTATTTGAAGGACAAGTATGGGCATTTAATCATGAAGAATGTGTTGCAGACTTAGCAGAAATGGATCTAAGTGGAATGGATGTATTTGCAGGAATGGACGTAGGTTATAGAGACCCCACAGCTTTCTGTGTTATGGCATATGACTGGGACGCAGAAAGATATTATCTCTTAGATGAATACTTTGATTCTGAAAGAACAACTGAACAACACGCTATAGAAATAGGTAAACTAGTTGATAAGTGGGGAATAGATTATATTTACATTGACTCAGCAGCTCAACAAACAAGATTTGACTTTGCACAAAATTACGATATTACTACTATCAATGCCAAAAAATCAGTGCTAGACGGTATTGGACATGTGGGCGGTATTATCGACAATGACAGATTAACAGTTCATCAAAGATGCGAAGAGTCTTTGATAAGTTTAGACCAATATCAGTGGGATCCAAATCCTAATTTACTAAGAGAAAAACCTAAACATAACTATGCCTGTCACATGGCAGATGCCTTACGGTATGCACTTTATTCGTTCGAGACAAGTGTTACATCATTCTAATATACCCCACCAAAAAATAGTTCTTGACATATGCTCGAATATTTGGTACAATTCTAATATAGAAGTAGGTTTATGACTTTAAAAAGAGATTTAGTAAAATATGTTCGAGACAAAGCCAAGTCTAAATATAACAAAGGAACGGAATGTTATATTTGTGGCAGTCAAGAAAATTTAGACTTTCACCATTTTTATGGTCTAACCGAGTTATTAGAAGTATGGTTAAAGAAAAACAAAATAGTTGGTATT